AAGTTATTCCTACTTTAAAAAATAATAATTTTAAATTAACGGGAATGTTAACACCAGATCAATTTGTTAAAGCAGGAGACCATTTAGTATATATGTTCCCTTTATGGAAATGGGCTAATACCAACAAAAAAGATGAAGTTTCGTTTATGCCACACAACAAACAAATGATTGTTATGAAAAATATACCTTTTTATACTAAAAATATTTTATCAGATAATACAGATATCAATGATTGGAATATTATAAAAGAAAAAAAAAACAAAATCTTATCTATTACAAAAAAATCTACTACAAAAAATTCTACTTCTACTTTTAATGATATTAATTTAAATGAATTTGAAGAATCTTCCTTAGAAGAAGAAGATTTAGAAATAGATGATGAATCATCTATTATTTATAATAATAATAATTTAGAAAAACATATTAAATTATATGATATAACAATTACTTATGATAATTATTTTAGAACTCCACGTATTTGGTTTTTTGGATATACCCCAGATGGATTACCTTTAACATATGAAAAAATGACAGAAGATATTTCAAAAGAACATAAAGGTATTACAGTTACTTTAGAAACACATCCTTTTTTTGATAATTTAATAAGTTTAAGTGTTCATCCTTGTAAACATGCTGTTGTTATGAAAAAATTATTAAATGTAAATATTAAAACAAAAATAGAAGAATATTTTATATTTTTTTTAAAATTCGTAAGTTGTATTATACCTTCTTTAGATTTTGATTTTACTGCGTCGTGTTAATCTTCATTTTTTTTTTATTTAAAAAAATTATTAAATTCAATTTTTTTATACTTATATATATATATATATATTATGTATAAATACATTATAAATCCTAAAACAAATAAAAAAGTATTAGTTACTGGAAAAATTGGTTCTAAAATTTTAAGAAATTATTTAACTTTAGTCGGAGGTTCTACCAAAACAAGATCTTATAAAAAAAATATAAAAACATTACATCAAAATTTACCAATAGAATTTGAAAAATGGTTAAAAAAAATTAAAAGACCAGGGATACATAGTATGCCAGTTCCTTTTGAATTAAATGATGCTTTATTTTATGTTTGTAGATACATTAATTTTCCAGTAGCAGATTTTAAATTAAATCTTTTTAAATGTCCTAATTTTAAAACAAAAGAAATATTTCAAAAAAAAGGTTTACTTACAAAATGGTTAAATTTATTAGAAAAATATTGTATGCAAAATAATTGTGGTATTGTAATAGATGAATTTAGTAATGATGACTTTTTTATTCATTTGGTAAAAAAAAGAAAATGGATTCCTTGGCATCCTATGTTAAATATATTTTTTTCAAAAAAATTATTTAATAATTATATAAAAGCTGGAACTATAGAAGAAAGAGCTGAAATTTATATGAATAAATTATATAGTTCTTCTGCTATTTTTGTTCCAAATAATAAATATAAATATAAACAAAAAATTAATAAATATTATTTAACACAACCTTGTATCAATAGAAATAAAAAAATTTGTGAAAGAGATTCTAAATGTAAAATAATGGAATTTGAGAATAAAAAAATCTGTTTAAATAAAAAATATAAATCAAATACAAATATACTTTTAAGGTATATTATTGCTTATAATAAACCTTATAGAAAAGATTTGCGAAAAAAAATTGAAGAAGGTCATATAACAACAAAAAAAGATATTGTAAAATATATAAAACACCACCGTGTTTCCGAAAAAAATCGCGTTTAACCCAAAAAAAAAAATAACATTTTATTGAAATGCTTTTCTAATATTCATTTCTAAACTTGATTTTTTCTTTTTTTTTTTCTTTTTTACATTCTTTTTTTTAAAATTTAATGTTTTAAGATTAGAAATTAAAACATTCTTTACAGAATTATATGACATCATACCTTTAATAATATATTGTCCTCTAATTTTATTTGCTGTTCTTTTTCTGTAACTCCAATTTTTTATATCTTCTGCTGCTTTTGCAATTCCTTCTTGTGAAGGTTGAACCCAAAATGCTGTTTGTAAAGGTTGATATAATTTTTGTAATGGTTTATGTGAAATACCATTAAAGGTAAAGTCTCCCATTGCTAAATAATCTGTAGTTACAACTGGCAGACCTACTGCTTGTGCTTCTAAAACTGGTAATCCAAATCCTTCGCTTTTGGTAGCCGCAATTAAAACGTCTGCACAATGATACAATTCTTTTAACTTTTGTTCTGTTAATTCTTCATCATTAATATGGTATTTATCTTCTGGAATTTTTAATAATTTTGCAAGGACTTTAATATCATAAATTCCATTAGGAGACTCTTTGCATGTTAGTTCGATTTGAGCTGAATATGTTTTTCCTGGTTTATATTGTGGATTATATGGTACATCTATATCTTTGTCAGAATATTTTACTTTAATGATCGTACCAACTGGATATTTATCTGGTATTGTAAAGTCTAAAGGACATCTTACTCTTCTTGTATTAGCATTATTCATATATAAATAAGAATTAGGATGTTTTTTTAAAAATTTCAAATATGCCATCATAAAATCATCATAAGATTTTCTATTAGATTGTTCATAATGTTTAGCATTTACTAACCAAACGAAACTTTTTAATGGAATCTTAAATTTTTTCCTTATTTCTTCTTTTTTTAAACTTTTGTCTTCTTCATACTCTATGATATGAGGACAAAATGTAATATGTTTATCAGGTAATATTTTCATTAGCATGGCTGTCACAGTGGGACATAAACTAAAGATTCTGTCAAATATTTTTAAAGATTGAATACTTCTATTATCAATAGGATCGTAATGACAAGGCCACCAGCATGCGCAAGGGATTTCAATGCCCTTCCCTTTTTTGTCACTAAAAATTAAAATATCACACAAGGTAAAAAAAAGATCTATTTTATATTTTTTTACTGCATTATTTATTACTTCTATATCCATGAATACATCTTTATGTAATACATAAGATACATTATTTAACATTTTTTTATCAGTATTATTCAATGTTGACAAATTGGTTCTTTCTGTATTTATTATTTCAGTTAAACTTAATATTTTATTTGATGATTTATTAAAACATGTTAAGAAAAAGAAAACTTCATTGTTAGGATTACCACTGAAAATGCGTCCTAGTGTTCTAATCACCCCTGAATATCCACCAGCACTCTTTATTGGGTTTCCATTAGTATGTATTAATATTCTCATATTACCTTTTATTAAAAAAATTAATAATATTTTTTTAAATATTATTTATAAATTTAATTTTATAAAAGTATTTAATTCATTTTGAACAAAACTCCAATTATATTCCTTTTTATATTTATGATGAGGTGAAATAAAATAGACCTTGTCTCTAATATCGTCTCTTCTAAGAAATATTTTAAATGAAATGTGTGTTTTAAATCCATTTTTTGGTAATTTATTTTTAAATTTTTTAATATTTTCTAAATAATCTTTTAAATTCTTTGGGGCACCATAATAAATAATTTCATTATTTACTAAAGGAAAAGATTCTACAAAATCTTCTTCTTTTTTAAATTTTGCTATTTTTTCTAATAATAATATTAATTTTATAAATATCTTTTGAATTTTCTAAATTAAATAAATAATTTATGTTGTCCCAATAATTTCTTGTTTTTTTGATTTTATTAGGTTTAGAATATAAATTTAATGTTAATCCAGTTATTCCTTTTATATTTTTATATTCAACAGCTTTCATTTTTTTAATTAATTCTGGAATTGGAATTAAATAAATATAATTTTTATATTTTTCAATATTTATATGAACAAAAAGACAATCAAAGTCTTTATAATTATACGGTTTATATGTTACTTTTTTATTTATATGTCCTGCTTTTTTTTTAAAGTTTGTTTGTAAAGCACCATTTCTAATAGTTCCACAAACTTTATTTTGAAATCTTATTTTAACATCATTAACTATAGTAAAACTATCAACAGTAATATGTTCTATTTTAGGTCTTTGTAATTTATATTTTTTAAAATATTTTTTATGTAAATAATAAAAATCTCTTTCAATTTGTTGTTTTGGTGCTGTTGGTTTATCATATTCTTCAAATGTTTTATAATCTAATGTTAAATTATTAATATAATATTTTAATTTATTTATACAATTATTATTTTCTGTAAAATATTTATCATATTTACTTCTTTTTTTACCAATGCTTATTTTAGATTTATTTAAAACATCATCACCAGGTATCAACCATATTTTTTTATCTTTAATACAAACACATACTAATATTAATCTATTATATTTTTGTGTATCAGCAAAAATATAGCTATTATCTCTTAATTCTGAACAAGTTTTCATTTGAATACCATAATATTTATCTTCTTCTTTAGAATCTTTATATTTAATAAGAAAATCTACTTTAGTTCCTTCCCATAAATTATGATTTGTTTCAAAACTACCATCTTTTTTTAATAATTCTAAAAATATGTCTGTTCCCATATTTTCCAGAACATTGGGAGCAATATGTGTTTTTAAATTATATTGGTCTTTATTACATTTTACACAACCATGAAAACTATTAGGATTAGAACACCATTCTCTATTACAGTCAATACATTTCCAATTAATTTTAATTAAATTACTATAATTAAAACAATCCCAAGGTTTAATATCATTTTTATTTTCATCAAAATAATATAATTTAACTAAATTTAAAGGAGTAAATCGTGATTTATTCTTACTTCTTTTTAAATTTTCATTAAATAACTTAACTTTTTCTATAAATAATCTATTATTTTTAACTTTTTCTATGAATTGTGGTGTAAATTTATTAAAATTTGTAAATGCTCTTTGTATCATATTTATTTATTTTAATAAAAAATTGTGTTTGATTTTTAAATATATCAAATTTTAATTTTAATTTAAAATAAATATTATATTTTATAATAATATATATATTATATGTTTACAAAAATAACAAATCCTGAAACAGGAAAAAAGGTTAATATTAATAGTAAAATAGGAAAAAATATATTAAAAAAATATTTAAGTATTTTAAATAAATCAGGTGGAAGTAATATTACAGGAACAGCAGTAATAGTATCTGATAATGATGATGATGATGATGATGATGATACTTTATTTATAGAAAAAGTAAGAAATGACCCTGAATTAATTAAATGTAGATTTCATTCTAAGAAATCTGGCAGAAATCATAAAAAATATTTATGTAAATTTAAAAATTTAAGATTACATAACACTGATATTAGAAATAAAAAAAATAATACTGGAAAACTTATAGGTGATTTTATGTCTGGTTATTTAGTGAACGTTATAGACGACCATTTTTCAAGTTATTTAGAAGATTATTATAATGTTAATGATAATATTTTTATAGAAATACTTGATTTAATGGAGACAAATGATGAGGGTAACTATTATATTAGATTACCAAAAAATAAATATGAAGAGGATTTAGTTACTATTTATAAGTTAATGAATTTTAAGAATGGAGACAAATTTCTTGATTATATGACCTCATCTCAAAAATATATTAAAAAAATTTTAAAAGAGATTACATGGGACAAATTTATTGATTTTATATTTGGTATTAATATAAAAGAAGAAGATATTATTAATATAAGTAAATTAATTGTTGATCATATTAATGTTATAAATAAAAGAATTAATATAAACATGGATAGAGGAGTGCTAAAAAGTTTGCATTTTTATAATGACGACGAGTTTTATAAAATGCCTATAATAAAATATGAGACAATGATAAATGAGATTAAAATATTACATAAAAAATTAAATAAACAAAAAAATAAATATTTAAAACACAAAAAGAAATTTATTAAAAAAAATATAAATTTATATGAAAAAATAAAAACAGAGATACTCAACAATTTAAAAAATAATGAAAATTATCGTGTTACAGAAATTATAAATTATTGTATGGATTATTATACATTTTATAGAATGTTTACTGTTTTTGATGCGGGTAAGAAAACTCCTCTTTATTGTAAATCTCCTATAATGAAAAATATTATTTATTATGCTGGTAATTCTCATATTACTAAAATAGCAGCAATGATAGAAAATCATTTTAATATAGCCCCTTTATTAGAGTTAAAAGCAGATAATAAAATACTTAAAATAACAGATTATACGACAAGAAAGAATGCTAAAGGGGAGATTGTTGTCCTTAAGAATCATGCTTTATTAGGGTTTGAAGATCTTTTTAATTTTACTGGGACATATTATAAAAATAATAATAATAAACCAAAAACTAAATTTTTAGTAGGTCCAGTAAAAATGATTATTTATAATTTTAAAGATAAAAGTAGTAATAACAGGATTATCATTTTATTATCTGATGTCCATACTTATTCTACAGAACATTATAAATTACGAGATTCAGGTCTTAAGAACTATATGGAAATTCAAGAATTTTTAAAACATATTTTAAATTTAAATAGTAAAGTTTGTATTGATTTTTTTTTGGAATCTGGTTTATCTAAGTATCAATTAGGTGTAAGAAAAAAGAAGTTGTGGTGGCAGTCTGACAGGTTTGCACCATTTATATAGGTTAATTAAATCCATTTATCCAATCCATCTTCTTTTTTTTTTATAATCACTCATTTTTAAAATATAATTACTTGTTTATATTTCAATTAAATGAAAAAATTCATCTTTTAAAACATCTTCTATAGAATATCTTTCTAAATAATTTATTGTACATAATTTTTGAAAAAATTTTTTAACAGAATCAGATACTTTTTTTATCCTATCATAATAATTCCAAAATAATTTATAATTTCCATCTTCAAAAATTTCAAAATTTATATCAACAAAATTTGTCCAAGGAAATGTGTTATAAAAAAATAGAAATAAAACAATACCCATTGACCATATATCAGTTTTTTTGTTGTAATATAAATCTATTTCCGGACTCTTGTAAGAAGGTGATCCGATTTCTCCTATTATCATATATCCATTATAATTAATACTAAATCCAAAATCTGCTAATATTAAATTATTTTGTTCATCTAATAACATATTTTCAAGTTTTATATCTCGATGAATTATGTTTTTTGAATGACAATAATTAACTGCTTCTGATAATTGTAAAAAATACAATTTACATTGATTTTCATCTAATTTTGTTTTTTGTAAGTAGTAAAAAAAATCTGTTTTACAATATTTTAATATTAAAATAATATAAAGTTCATCTTTAAAATATTTTTCTAAATTTATTATATTTTTATGTTTTAATTTTTCTAAAATTTTTATTTCATTTAAACCATAATTATAATGATTTGTTTTATAAATTTTAACAGCAACTTTTTTATTTGTTAATTTATTTTTGGCTATTCTAATTGAAGATTGACTACCTTTTTCTATTGTTTTACTTAATTTATATTCTATTGTCACTTTACTTAATAATTCCATATTTGTCATAAACATTATTTTTTTAAATTTTAAAAAAATTAAAAATTTGATTTTAAATTTTATTTTGATTTGTATTCTTTTAAAAATGTCCAACAAATTTTTAAATCAAATTACGACAAGAAGTGGTAAAACTTATTCAATAATAAATGATACAGTATGGGTATGGTATAATGTTCCTTGTGAAGGATTAGTAGTAAGTAAATTACTACTAGATAAAATGTATGACAAAGGTAATGGTACTGGATTTGTCAATCAATTTAATAAAATGTGGGAAACCAGAATTTATAAACAATTTTTAATTGATATTAAAAAAAGAAATAAAGAAAAATTTAACTGTGAATATATATGTGACAAAATTAAATTTAAAAAAAATTTAAAAAAATTAAATAATGACATCTTAAATTTAGAAATTTGTAAAATAAATTTAAAAGCTGATTTTAAAAAATGTATTAAATTAAAAAAAAAAAATTTGAAAACTGATTTTAAAAACAAAAAAAATTTACTAAAAACTAATAAATTTCTAGTAATTAAAAAAAATAGTAAAAAACAACCTAAATTATCCCACTTGAAGATGAATGGCACAGCTTATGAATTTATTAAAAACTAATTTCTAAAGGTTTTCCAGTAATTATTTCATTACATAGTAAATAATCCTTTGATAATTGAATAATTTTTTCTTTTGGTATTTTTATTTTAATACTTAAATCATAAGGATTTTTATAATTATTACCTACCCATTTTCTTAAATTTTCTTTAGATAATCCTTCAATTATTTTATTTTTATAACTATGTTTCAAATAAAATCTGGATGAATCACAAGTAAATACTTCATCAATAAGAATAATTTTATTATCAATATCGATTCCAAATTCTAATTTAGTATCAATTAATAATAATCCTCTCTTTTTTAATTTATTTTCAGCAAATTTAAATAATTCAAAACATTTTTTTTTACAAAACCATAAATCTTCTTTTGTAAGAATATTATTTTCTAATATATATTTTTCATCAATTAATTCATCTTTTTGTCCTTTAGTTGTAGGTGTGAAAATAGGTTCTATTAATTCTTCATCTACTTTTATATTATCTTCAAATTCCAAACCACAATATAATCTTTTCCCTTTACTATAATTATAATATAAACTTGTTTGAGTTTTAGATTTTGCCATATATGCTCTTATAACAAATTCTATTGGTATTACTTTACATTTTTTAACTGTCATACTATTTTTAAAAGATCTTATCATATGATTTTCTATAATATGTTTTGTTTCATTAAACCAATATGTTGTTATATTATTTAAAATAGTCCCTTTATAAGGGACATTTTCTAAAAATCTATCAAAACCAGATATTCTATCTGTTGCTTCTAATAATAAGATATTTTCACATTCTTTACTTTGATAAATATCTCTTACTTTTCCACTACGAATTAAAGAATATTTATTTAAATCAATATTTTCATTTTTTATATTAAAATCAATAGATGTAAAAATATAATTATATTTCAAATTATCTATTAAAATTTTATTTTTATTATCTTCTTGTAATTCTCTAACAATACTTTTTAATTTACAAATTTTTAATACAGCAATAGTCGCATTATAACTTCCTAAAATGAGTAATGGACATATACCTGAAGGCATTCTTAAAGATGAAAAAATATCCATAGGAATTAAATTTGTTTTTAAAGGAGGCACACTTACGACTACAATATCCACATATCCACATACCATTCCTGATAAAGCATTTGAACGACCTGCAATAGTAATAATTAATGGAACACTATTTTTATTATTTTTATCATTTTCTATTTCCATAAATTTATCCAATTGTTTCATCAAAAAATGTGGAACTTTATGGGCACTAGCAATAATTATTATAGGTCTAATTAAAGAATAATTTGAATATTTTGCATTAATTTTATTACTTTTTTTATTTTTAATTAATGTATAATTAATTAAATTATTTTTTATTTCTTCTGCAAAAATCAAATCAGATTTTGACCCACAAATAATCGGAATAATTAGAGACATTTTTTATAAATTATAATTTAATTAATATTTTTAAATATTTTTTTAAATTTGATTTAAAATATAATTAAAAATAATAATAATAAAACAAAATGATTGAATTAAATTTAATTTTGGGATCCATGTTTAGTGGAAAATCATCCATGCTTATTCAAAAAATATCAGAGTATGAAGCAATTGGAAAAAAAACACTATTAATAAATAGTGCTTTAGATACTAGATGTGCAAAAAATGAAATTAAAACACATTCTAATAAAATAAAAAAAGGTTTAAAAGTAAATAAATTAATGCAATTATTAAAAAATAAACAATTTTTAGAAGCTGAGATTATTGGTATAGATGAAGCAAATTTTTTCGGAGATTTATATAATTTTATAAATTGAATAGAACATTTAAATAAAATCATTTTTGTTTCTGGTTTAAATGGATGTTCAAATAGAAAAAAATTTGGTCAGATACTTCTTCTTATACCTTTAGCAAATGATATTATTTTTTTAAAATCATTTTGTGGAATTTGTAAGAATTCAAGAACTCCAGGTATATTTTCAAAAAGAATTAGTATTAATAATAGTAAAATATTGATAGGTGAAAAGGATAAATATATTGTTTGTTGTCGTCCTTGTTATTTTAATTAAAATTTAATATTTTTTTTTTATCTCCATGATTTTGAATAAATCCCACATTTTTTTTTTTTTTTAAATATTTTTTTTTTAATTCTCCTATTTTTTTTTTTTTTTTTTTTTTTTTTTTTTTTTTTTTTTCTTTTTTTCTT